ATCCGCTAGGCTTATGAATATGCCAAATCATCGGAGACAATTATGGAAATTTCAAAGAAAATCAAATCTAGACTTTTAGAAAATAATGCCAGATTCTATAGTAATGACAATATTTCTGATTTTATTAAAAAAGGTGAATTACATTTATTAATAGATGAAATCGCTGATAAGTTCCAATCTGTATTAGATAGTTTGGTTATAGATACAGAAAATGATCCAAATGCACATGATACATCTAAAAGATTAGCAAAAATGTACATTAATGAATTAATGCAAGGTAGATATTACCCAATGCCTGACGCAACGTCGTTTCCTAATGATTCAGCCGATAGATATCACGGAATGTTAGTAGTTAGGAGTGAAATTAAAAGTTTATGTAGCCATCATCATCAACCTGTTCATGGAGTAGCATATATTGGAATTATCGCAGCCGAGCGATTAATCGGATTAAGCAAATACACAAGAATCGCACAATGGTGTTCTAGAAGAGGAACCCTCCAAGAAGAACTATGCAATACAATTGCCAATGAAATAATAAAAGTAACAGGAAGCAAAAACGTAGCAGTTCATATAGGTGCTCAACATGAATGTTGTACAAATAGAGGAATTATGGTTACAAGTTCATTAACACAAACCACTGTGTTATATGGAGCATTTAACGATGATGCAGCCACTAAGAAAGAATTTTTTGATAATATAACATTACAACGACAAGCTTGTACAGGTGTATATTAAGAGTATGTAGTATGGTCGATTCGCAATATTCAACAATAATAATTGATACAGCTATGATGGAATTTAATCCAATCACGTTTAATTACGAGTTGAAGTTTTCGGGCATATTACAAATAGATTCATTTTGTAGCCAAATGGGAAACCCACTAAATGATATAGATGAAGATACAGCATTAATATTAGTAAGAGAATTAATTACACAAGTTAAAATTTTAAGTTCTTTAACAAGCGAAGGAGTATACAAATGAAATTTTTTGATAAATGGGTTGCAAGACAATGTCTCAAAGCATGGAATAATGCAAAAACTGAGGCTGATGATTATGAAAAAGTACCAGAGTCTGTCAATGGTATATCTAAGCGTAGGGCCAGAGTAACTAAACCAACCAAAAACGAATCTGAATCAATAGACGACCTGTCTTGTTATACATTCAAAATGCAACCAGCTGAAGGCGGCACAATTGTTCAAATTATACATTACATTGAGCAGAACAATCAAGCCGGCGCTTGGATCAAGGACTTATATATTATACCCGAAACGAAAGACCTTGGTGAGGAATTAATGAGTATTTTAGTACAATATAAACTAAAACATCAATAACAAGTAGGTTATATAAATGGGTAAAGCTACTGGTAAAGATGCTGTAATTATTCCTTGGAAAACTATATTAGGAAAATCTTCCTGGCACACTTCATATATAGATTATGTTGAAGGATCTGATCAGCAAGAAGTAAGACGTTATATTTTTATACCATATGAAGAAAATGGATTAGGGATAGGTATGTGTATGACTAATGCTTATAATTTAGCCTTATTATTATTTAAAACAGAGAAATGGAAAGGGTTTGAGGTTCTACTTAAAGTAGGTAAAGACATAGGACAAGAAATAGATTGCTTGTATATAGAACTTTTACCAATTAGGGATACACCAAAAATAAATGTAAACAATGTTCAACTTTTACCAGAGGCTGAAAGCGCTAATATCACCGCAATCACCGCAATTGCCACAGTTAACGAATGATGAAGAATTTGAAGAGATAGAGGTTGATGATTCTATAATTATCGGAGCTAAACTATTTAGCATGTCATTTTCAAATAATACTATTATACGTTCACCAACCACTATTGCATCAAGCGCGCAAAGTACTACTATTGCTAATACGGGAACTATATCAGGGATGTCGATAATGTCGCACGGGGCAGGATATAGTCTGCCACCATCTGTAACTATTGGTCCCAGTCTGGGTCCCAGTATATTTAAGCCAAATGTATTTGGTATGATTACTGGTCAAACAGGCTACATTGGTTCAACTTCTAAAACTGCTCCTCCAAATTACCAGACCATTGTCAATGGTGACTTTATATTAGTTGGTCAAGATGGTACTAAAATTAATTTAGGTGATGCATTACGGGCATTAATAGAACAGACAAAAACCATAATTCCTGATTACAAATTAATAGATAAATATCCGTCATTAGCTGATGCTTGGGAAGAATATAAATCAGAATTACACAAAAATATAAGTTCACCTGAGTTGCAATCTATGTTAGAAAACTATAAAATGATAGCATCAATAGTAAAGGCTAGTGATGTAGGAGAAAATTAATGAGTATACAACACGATACATATGGCATGTTAAATAATTACATAAACGTAAATACAGGTATAGGTAATCAATATGTAGGTGCAACGCAAGTTGGGTGTAATGGAGAATCATATGTATTTGATGGTACATATTGGCAACCATTAACAAACATGAACTGCAATCAAACAGCACACACTAATTACACCACTGGATATAATCCATTCGAAACTATTAATACTATGAATTCAATTTATGGGAATGATCTCAATGTAACTAATAAAGATGGTAAGACAATTAGCGTCGCAATTACATTACAACGTATTATGGATCTATTAGGAATAATAGAACCTAACCATGTATTAATGGATAAGTATCCATCAGTTAAAGAGGCTTACAATGAATATGAAGAAACTATTACTAAAGAGTTTGCTAAGATTCGAGAAGTTGCAAGAAGTTATGAATTAATAGTAAAGTTAGTTAGTATAGATCATAATAATGATGATGCAAATGATACCCAAGCAGGATATTAACGTAATATAATGAAAAATGATGATAGCAAGACTATATTTAAAAGATTAGCCGGAAGTTTAGATAATCGAGTTAAAATATACGATTCACCATACCACGAATTTTATATAACTAATCCTGTATCAAACCATCCAGGAAATGAACAGTTATGGTTTAGTGTACGCAACGAAGCAGCAACTAATCTACAGTTGCGAGAAATGTTAGAGCAAGCTATCACGTTTTATAAATTAAGTAAGGAAGACTAATATGACTGATCAATATCAAGCGTCGGGAGTTAACACTGATGAAGCAGAGCTTGGACTGAAAAATATTACCTCCAGGATAGAGAATACTTGGACCAGATCCGGGATCGGCGAAGTTAAACTTGATATTGGTTATTTTGCTAATGTTGTGAATATAGGTGGTAGAGGTATCGCTATAACAACGGATGGAGTTGGATCAAAGTCAATAATTGCATCAATGCTAGGAAAATACGATACAATAGGCATAGATTGCGTAGCAATGAATGTAAATGATTTGATATGCGTAGGTGCAACGCCAGTGTCGATGGTTGACTACATTGCAGTTGAACAAGTCAATGCAGATATACTAGATCAAATATCAATCGGATTATGTGAAGGTGCTAGGCAATCTAACATATCAATATCAGGTGGTGAGACTTCACAATTACCTGATATTATAAATGGATTTGATTTGTCGGGAACCGCAGTAGGTTATGTTAATTTGAAAAAAATACTTGTAGGTAAAAATATTAACGAAGGTGATATTGTTATTGGTATAGAAAGTAATGGTATACACAGCAATGGATTATCTCTTGCAAGACATGCATTATTTAATAAAGTCACAATTGATCATAAATTTGACGAACTCAATGACAGTTTAGGTGAAGAACTTCTTAGGCCAACTCACATATATGTTAAAGAAGCACTAAGTCTACTGAAGCGTGTGAAATCAATAAAGTCATTTGCCCATATAACAAGTGACGGATTATTGAATTTAACAAGAGTAAAGTCAAATGTAGGATTCATCCTTGACAATTTGCCAATTATTCCTGCTATTTTTTCGATTATCCAAGGTTTAGGTAATGTAGAATATTCTGAAATGTTTTCTGTATTCAATATGGGTATTGGATTTTGTGTAGTAGTTGATCCTTCAGACGTAAATAAAACCATAGAAGTAATTCAATATTTTGGAAAACGTGCATATGAAATCGGGTATGCGATCAATGATTTAGATAAAATTGTGACAATTCCTAAGTATAATTTAATAAGCAGAGGCAAGCATTTCGCTTACGGATAATGACTATATTATCCTCGAAGTTGACAAAATGCAAATGTTATTAAATAATTATATTAACAAGGTAATGTAAATGCAAAAAATTAAAGTAAGTGAATTATTTATTTCGGTTCAAGGTGAAGGACAATATGTTGGTGTTCCGAGTATATTTCTTCGAACATTTGGTTGCAATTTTACTTGTGGCGGATTTGGTATGCCAAAAGGTCAATTAAGTATCGAACGCGATACAGTTGCTAAAAATATAGATTTTAATATAACTTATAAAAATCTCCCTCTGGTTAGTACCGGATGCGATAGCTATGCTAGTTGGGACCCAAGATTTAGGCATCTATCACCTATGTTAACAATAGATGCCATAGTTGATGAAATTGAACGACTTCTTCCGAACAATAAATTTGATCAAAATAAACATCTGATTATTACTGGCGGAGAACCATTACTGGGTTGGCAAAAATCATTCCCTGAGTTATTACAAACTATATATGACCGTAGTTTAGGATTAACACATCTTACATTTGAAACAAATGGTACGCAAATACTTCAAGAATCTTTATTCACATATTTAAACGAACGTGCAAAGAATGCAGGTTTAGAAGTTACATTTAGTATATCATCTAAATTACCATGTTCCGGAGAACCATGGGAAAGTGCTATAAAGCCAGCAATAGTTAAAAAATATTTAGACGTTTATAATAATAGAAGTTATTTTAAATTTGTAGTTTCTAATCAAGAAGATGTTGATGATGCACATAGAGCTATAAAAGAATATAATACATTTAATATCAATATTCCAGTATATTTAATGCCTGTAGGTGGCGTAAATAGTGTATATGAATTAAATGAGAAACAAGTTGCAAATTATTGCAGAGATAATGGGTTAAGATTCTCACCAAGAATTCAGGTACCATTATACAAAAATGCATGGGGAACATAAATGAGTAAATTAAGCAACGTTGTACCATTTTCATGGTTACCAGGATCATGGGGACTTAGTGGTAAAACTAGAAAGATAGCAGCGGCAGAATATTATCATACTGGTTGGTATCTAGAACAAGCATTAGCTAAAATAGAGCATGAGAATGATCCAGATGGATTAGATCTAGCGATGGTGGCTATAAATGTAAAATATAACTTTATAATACCATATGATGCTGAAATCAAAACAGCAGAATTAACTCACAAGATAAGTAAAAATGCTGATGAAAATGCGTTATCATTGGCTAAGCTTGGCATTGATTTAAAGTATGAACACATTTCACAGCAAGATTATGATCGCAAGTCGGCAGATTTACTAGGTAAACCATTTATGGCAATGCCTAAGATTAGTTGGGATCCAGCTGATCCAAAGAAAACTTACTTTGAACTTGATTACAATGAATATTTTGTAACTTATTTAGAACAAAATGGATATATAGGTAACGAAGAAACTATTATAAATCAATGGTTGAATGATATTTGCAACAGTATACTTGACGAAATGGTTTCTAATGAACCAGAATTTGTCAGAACCGTTCGTTCTGTAAGACGTGATGACGGAAAAACTGAGCACAGTTAATATCATTTAAGTAAATACATAGTGGCACATGAATTAAAATTACATAATATCATTAGAAATGCAAATTGGTCAACGTATAAAACTACTCAGGCAGCATATGGCCTTGTCCCTTTTATTCTTAGTCTAGGGGATAATATAAAATGTATCGAAGTAGGTGTAAATCTAGGAATCAATAGCTGTATGTTATTAGATATGTGTCCTAATATTAAAGAACTAATAGGTGTTGACCATTATAGAGCATATCAAGATTGGCAAAGTTATATAGATCAAGCAGTACAGGATGTAGCCTGGAGTATTTTTGTTGAGAACGCTAAAGTCTTAGGTCCTAAGTTTACACTGATAAAAGAAAAAAGTGTTGATGCAGCAAAAGTACTGTTGGATAACTCATTTGATTTTATTTTTCTTGACGCTGATCATAGTATGAAAGCTATTTTACAAGATTTAGATAGCTATTGGCCAAAATTAAAGTCTGGCGGAATTATAGCAGGGCATGATGGCAATTTGTTTAGTGTTAATTTTGCTGTTTTAAGTTGGTCCAGAAATAAGGGTATTGATCCTTCAGAAATACTAACAGTAAATAACAATTCTTGGTATTGGATAAAAGCTTAATCGTCCTATTGACAGTCAATAATATGATTATTATACTATATAATCTAAAGGAAATATCATGACTAATTATATTATTATTGATACTCAAAATTTATTTATGAGAATTCGTTTCGGAGTTAGAGCCCCTGACTTAGACAGTCAAATTGGATTAGCATTACATATCATTTTAACAAGTATCAAAAAAGTTTGGACTGATTTTGATGGTGGCCATTGTGTGTTCTGCCTAGAAGGACGTAGTTGGCGAAAAGATATATATGTACCATACAAAGCTAATCGCAAGGTTACAGCTTCTAAGCGAACTGTAAGGGAAGTAGAAGAAGATACAACGTTCTTTGAAATAATGGACGAATTTGTAACTTTTATTAGAACCAAAACTAACTGTACCGTTCTGCATCACCCGAATGCAGAAGCTGACGATATGATCGCGCGTTGGATACAATTGCATCCAGATGACAGACATGTTGTAATCAGCAGTGACAGCGATTTTCAACAGTTAATCGCAGAAAACACTATAATTTACAATGGCATAGTAGGACTACTTTATACACATAATGGAATTTATGATAAGGATGGCTTGATAGCAAAAAATAAAAGTGGCCAAGATATGGCCATTCCGGATCCACAATGGATATTATTTGAAAAGTGTTTGCGCGGTGATCCGGGTGATAACGTAATGAGCGCATATCCTGGTGTACGAGTTAAAAAGATACAAGAAGCTTTCAACAATAGGCAAGATAAAGGCTACGCATGGAATAACATCATGTTAAGCAAATGGATGGATCACGAAGGTAATGAACATCGTGTTAAGGATGATTACGAACGCAATAGAATGTTGATTGATCTTACCCAACAACCTGCAGATTTAATTGAAAAGTGGTCGATTGAAATAATTAATAGTGTTCAAAAACCTATGATAAAACAAGTTGGAATCGCATTAATGCGATTCTGTAATCAACATGGATTAATTAAAATTGAAAAAAATACGGGTGAATATAGTCCGTGCTTAAGTGCATCATATCAAGGTTATTTATTAGACGTAATTGATGATCTTAATTAATATTCAAAATTGAGATATTAAAATTTTAGCTTCTTTCTTTTTAGCTTCTCGTTCTTTTGCTTTAATACTTAATTTAATACTTCTATTTTTCTTCTGTTCATCTGACATATTTTTCTCACGATTACTAGACATTTTACTCCAAATTGACATGCTGATTGCTCCCTAAAAGCGTTAGAGTAGTTGGGGATTACAGTCCCGTGAACTACATTTTTATTTATCAATTGACATAAACTACTTATAATATATAATTGTATATCAAGGTTATCTGCTTGGTGAGGATAATGACTAATTGGGATTTCAAAGGCGTTTATGATATCATTAAGAATAAAAGAAATCCTGAATTTTGGCATACTACTAATAGTAGTCACCCGGGAATTGGATGGAATATTAAAACCGTAATACCAAAGAACGAATTTGCAACCAATGACATCAAATGTATAATACATGATTGGGAAGATTTATGTGTTATACATTCAACATTGGTAACCTGGTGTGATGCGGCATTTGACTGGGATGGTAATAAATTAAATGAATGGCAAACAATATGGATTAGAGCTGGATATGATGTTATTCTAGAAGATGTTCAAGGTGAAGGTATACATAGATTTAAAATTGTAAATTATATACCAGGTCAAGAACCAATACTAGCATCTATTGTTGATAATCTAAAACTGCAATTAGGTAGAACAATGGACAAGATGGAAGAGGAAGAATATACAAATCTATTAGAAATAATAGAGGTATTAGTCCAGTCGAATGAATATGATGTTCAAGAAAAGAGAAAGAATATAAAGGTGATAGACAATGATGGAATTTAAACTAAAGCCAGTTACTGATACAAGTTGGATTTTGCATCAGAATGGGGTCAGGTTAGCTATGATTATTGCTAACAATAAAGGTTACAATGCTATTGGAAAGTTAACGACTAAACATTTTGAAAATTTAGCAGATATGTGCAATATTCTTGGTGGAAAAGTTATATTTGAAGAATCAGAAGCACAAGCTGAAAAAGAAGTTGGTAATGTTCATGGGTTTCCTATCAAACATAATACCTCACACGATCTTGCATTAGATAGGTATCCCAGTTATGCTAAGACTAAATGTAGCAATAATAGATTCGCAGCAGGATATTACAGCATATTGTTCAGCCATGGATGGGTTCAGAGTTATTGTCCAAAAATTAGCACATTAGACGATAATGAATGGATAGGTCCATTCTATACAAAACTTGAAATGCTAAGTGCTATTTCAGCTAAGAAGAAAGAAATAAAAATATGAATCAACATAATAATAATATCGATTCATTGAATCAATTTTTAGACAAGTTTCAAACGGCTAAGAATTACAATACTAAAGAACTACGTTTAACTATTAATGATGCTGAACAATTAAGTCTTGGTATATCAAGAATATTAGTTAGACAAACAAGCTTAGCTGATAAGGTTATTGATTTACAATCTCAAATAATAGAACTACAAACGCAAATATCAGCCAACATTACTTTAGAGGTTTCACAAGATGGTGGTAAATTCTAATTGGATCTGTAAGCCTGTTACAGATATCAGATTTAAAACTGTAGTAGAAGAAATTGGTAAGTTTAATATGACATTGGGCCCATGGATTGCAGGCGGTTCCATTAGAAAATTATGGCAAGATATCGAATGGCGTCATGAGGACATTGACATATTTTTCAGAAATAATCATCAATTTAATGTATTTGTAGACAATGCAAATACAAAGAAATCAATCATCGATGTGTTTTGCGATATTAATGATATACATATACGACCGGATCCAAGAACCAGTAAGTGTCATTTTAGTGTCCAGCATGATACCGCCAATGCAAAAACATATTCAGTGTCAATTGACGGTATGAATGGAAATAATACATTCAAAGTACAAGCTATACGTAAATTCTTTCCTGAATCAGCCGTTGCATTAATTAATGATTTTGATTGGAATGTATGTCAATTTGTAAGTGATGGTAAGCATATGTGGGCAAGTCCCGAAGCCGTGGACGGAATTGCTACTAATTGTATAGTTCTATCAAAGACCTCTACGCGAAGTATTAAATCATTACGTCTAATAAAATACCTAGCATATGGATTTGATGTAGATGACAATATATTCATCGATATGCTTAAGAATCTTGATAGTACTAAATTTAGAGATGAGGTAGCCGAAGATGATTACTGATGAAGAACTAGCAAGATTAAGAACTGAAAGTTTATTATCGGGCAGCTTTGTTATAATAACATCTCAGGATGGTGAAAAATTCGCTATGTTTGGCGAATATATTGTTGATATGACCACGTTTAAAGTTTTACTCCTCTGGAAGGTATATGGTAATCCGGCACACTTACGTATTTTCAAACAACAAGAAATCAGATTAGAAGCATTAAGACAAATGAATCGGCATGATAAGAAAATGTATCTATCTGAAAATAATAGAATTATAGAGAACCTATATTCTAAATTTTTAACTATAGCAAACGAACATGCCAATGGTGATTTAATAGTACGATATGAGTCTCAGATAGTTGATTAATTAAATGCTTACTCATACCTCTTTTTGAATAAATACTTAGATAAAAGAGGTGCAATATGAGCAGGCCGAAACCTTTAATACTTTTAAATTTTACTGATCCAAAAACTTACAAATCTGAACAGGTGTTAGAAGCTGGTGGTATCTATACAGTATTTTATCAGACTAAACCTATTAATTTACGTACCTTGAATAGTTTAATCAGCTATCCAGGACCAAAATATAGAAAAGTATCGTTCAGCAATCCAGGACATGCATTTAATTTATGTGAAAAATTGAACAAGTTATTTAAAACAGATCAATTCAGTGTAGTCCTACTGACTTCTGGAACCACTATAATTGAAAGTAATTCAAAACGTTCCTAACTTAGGAAATGCAAATTCTGATATTTGATTAACCTCTAGGTCAAATATTTTCTTAAACTTTTCTGGGCCAAGAACTTCTGCCAGGTCAGTTAAAAATGCTCGATAATCTTCATTTATACTATCAAACATAATATCGTACTTCTTAATATTTTCATCAGATTCATCATATATGTCTACACCAACTGCTGAATATCTCTTACTTAAGTTCTCTCGAAATTCAACTCTACGCTTAATAAATGCTTCATTCGTAGCTACATTGCCAATTAAATCAGAAATACTTTGATCTTGTTCTTGATTAACTCTATTAATAAAATCGTCACTATTGTCTCTTAAATCATTCATAAATGTATTATATAAGAACTAATAAATATTGTCAAATGTCTCAGTATAAATTACCAGAACTTTCGATAATTGCCAGAGACTCACTATCTTTTTGCGACCAGCTTATACATATACTTGACACAAAAAAATTCAGTTATATAACTGACCTTAAATCTCTTCAAAAATTGTTCTTCCATGGAAAAAGTTGGCGACTAACTAGAGTTGGTCGAGATATACTAATAACAAAGTTCAAATCATATATAAGTAAAAATGAATGTAATAGATCTATGACTGGAAAGATAATATTGAATATGGATTCATGCTGCAATAGTCCATGGTATAATTACGATGACAAAGTGATTTTTTTTGATGAAACATTACACTTTGAGTTACAAATGGTGAGCGGTGACTTGAATGGGTTTGTTAACTTTAAATCAACACGTTAACGCATTGGGTCATTTATTACAAGAGTACCATCTTGCCGCTGCATAATATTCTCAGAATCTTCTGAGAAATCTGGTCTTGTACCTGGACCATATACATCACTTAAATCAGTCAATAACTTATACAAACTCAAGTCAACTGCTCGTAGACTCTTATTCAAATAAAATTTTGCCCATTTTTGTGTACTATAAATGCTAGCAAGTATTTGTTTCTCTTGATCACTTGTTGGATGTAATGGATACAATTCTTCCATTCTTATAGCGTAAGTATCATTCATTATTTTTATTGGTCGACCTTTAATCTTTGGTACATGCGGATTATCTTGATGATCTATAGCATATAATACATATTTCATGTACTGTGGATCACGTTGGAATATTTTAATAACATACGGATCTCCTTCACGTTTTAATACACTTCCTTTTGTACCACTTCTATTGAATTCAAATTTGTATCCTTGTTGTTGTAAATCTTTAATTAAATTAGCTGATCTACTTTTAGCAAATCCCATTTGTGAATACCTGGTCTGAGCTGTTTTGTATACAGGATGATTCTTATAACCTGTTAATTCATTAATAATACCATCGCTCTCATTTAATGCCGGCCTCTCAAAAATCGGATCAATTATTACTAATGTATTTCCCCGCTCCATTATATTAGGAATACTCATATCAAAGTTAAATCGCGTTCTTCCTACAAATTCTAATATACTGAAGATTCCAGGGAAATTAGTTTTGATCCATTTTAAATTATCATCGGATATATCACGTATCTTATCAGCAGGTTCTAAGATTCGAACTAAGTCATACTCATCTCCATCTAAATTAAATGAATTCCCTTGCGATTTGATCTCAGTTAATTTTTCCATTCTGATAGCATATGTATCATCATTTATTTTAATGATTTTACCTTTGGTCCTTGGTACATTTGAATTGTTTTGATTTTTCATAACCCATTTTATATAAGTTAAAAACCCATTATCGCGAGTAAAAATTTTAAATACCCATGGATAATCAGGACTTTGGAATGCTACACCGAATGATCCATAACCCAAAATCTTAAATCCTTGACTTTCTAAGTAGTTTCTAAACTTCTGAATTTGGACACTTGGCCCAGTATTCCTATGAACCTTGTGTGTACGGTTTATAGCATTAGTAGAAAGCATAGTGTTAGCCGTTTGATAAATTGGATTAGACTTATATCCTATTAGTTCGTTAAGTTGTCCTTCTTTCATACCTTTTGGATCATATGTGGGATCAATTATAACAGGCACTCTATTGTTGCGAACCATTATATTGCCATCATGCAAATCTATTGGCCAGTCACATTTTTTCAAATCAAGTAATATTTTTAATATACCAGGATATTTTCGTTTTAAGATGGCGGTCTCATCAGGAGTTAGATTACCATCAGTATCATTATAATTATTTGTTATGCTGAGCAATTCTATACCGTCTTTAAAGTTTCCAATAGACGTTAATTTCTCCATGCGTACAGCATAAGTATTATCATTGATTTTTATGAGCTTGCCTTTTATTCTAGGTACTGATGGATTTGATTGATTTGCCATCGCATACTTTATATAATCTAGGTACGCAGGATCTTGAGTAAAAATTTTGAACACCCAAGGATATCCAGGTTTTTCAAACACTAACCCAAATGATCCAGAACCTAATCTCTTAAACCCATGGGTCCTTAAAAAGTCTTGAAATTTATCTGTTTGCTGCAAGCGTTTTGATCGAACTCCATAGCTATCAGAGTTAAGAGCGTCTGGACTATATAACAGCTTAGCTTTTTTATAAATAGGATTAGACTTGTATCCTATTAATTCACCTAACATAGATTCGTATAAAGGTTCGTGTATTAAAGGATCTATTAGTACAACAGTATTGTCCCTCATCATATAATTCCCATTGTGTAAATCAAATTCATATCCAACAGTTGACAAGTCTTCTAAAATTTGTAATACATGTGGAAACTTCTCTCTTAGCCATTCTATTTCGGGTTGCTTAAAGTCATTAAATTTACGGATACCTTTTACTAATTTAGCAAATTTGAACAAATCTTCAGACTGAGACATTGCTCGATCTGGATCTGTTAATTCTTCAGTCCTAATTACATAAGTTTCATCGTTAATTTTTATCATCTTACCCTTAATCTTAGGTACAGATGGATTGGATTGATGTGCTATACAATAGTTTATATACGCCATATATGCAGGATCTATGTTAAACAATTTGAACAGCCAAGGATATCCAGGTTTCTCAAATATCACACCAAACCCGCCTGCCCCACGTATTGTAAATCCTTGCTTCTTAAGAACATCTTTAAATGCTATTAACTTTGCCCGGCGTGGATTAAAATGTGGATTACCGTATTTCTGCTTGGGAACAATTTTGAATATATCATTTGCTTGTTGATATATAGGATTTGCTTTGTATCCAATTAATTCATGCAATATTGTCTCATTTAAATTTTTTTCGTCAAATATAGGATCTGTCAATACTATTGTATCACCACGCATCATAAAATTTCCATCATGCAAATCAAGCGGCCAACCTGAATCTTTCAGATATGTTATCAATTCTACTAAAGCTGGGTAATCTTCATTTGCTTCAGCTATATCATATTGGTCGGCATACCCCTTTCCTAATCTATAGGCAAATCCATATAGTTTAGTTGCTTCTGTGCTAGCCATACCCGTATATGGCGTCAATTTTTCCATTCTGACAGCATACGTATCATCATTTATTTTAATAATTTTTCCTTTTATTTTCGGTACATAAGGATTATTTTGATGTTTAATTACATAATTTAAATAGCTCAGATACGCTCTATCTTGGCTAAATATTTTAAATACCCAAGGATATGCTGGATGATCAAATACTCCGCCGAATGCGCCAGATCCTAATTGTCTAAAACCATGTTGTTCTAAGTAATCAGTAAATTTACTAAGCTGATTATTTCTAAGGCTTCTAAGATCAAATGATGCTCTGTCATCATTATCAAATGAATTCTTTAAAGCATCTGGATGATACAATTCTTTAGCTTTATTATATATTGGATTTGCTTTGTAACCTATCAATTCATTAAGTATCTCTTCATCATTAAAGTCATCATAATTGATTTTTGAGTTTTCATCTATAGGATACAATGGATCTATCAATACTACTGTATTCCCTCGCATCATAAAATTATCACTGTGTAAATCAAAGTCATGACTAAATTTACTAATGTCTGTTAATATTTTTAAAATATCAGGGAAGTTTTGTGCTAGAAATTCTCTTTTTTCATTAGTCATATTATTAAAATCATCTACATCTTCTATATTAGCTACTACTTGCATTAACTTAATAAATTTAGGATCTCTTTTTGGTAAAGGCTGCAATCGTTCCATTCTTACTAAAAAAGTATCAGCATTTATTTTTATTGTTCTGCCTTTAAACTTTGGTACCGCCGGATTTGATTGATTTTGAACACAATAATTTACATACATTAAATATGACGGATCTCGGTTAAACAATTTGAATATCCATGGATATCCCTTCTTCTCGTAAGCATCTCCAAATGATCCTTCACCCATTCTATGAAAGCCATGTATTTTCAAAAATCTACTAAATTTATGTCGTTGATCAGCCATTTGCATATCAATCGGGCCTAAACCTAATTGTCCAGGATCAAACACCTTCTTGGCTTTCTTATATATAGGATTAGATTTGTATCCCGTAAGCTCATTAATTCGTACCATGGTTTAGTATTTAGTACGAATTTGATTGACAACGGTTATGGGTATGCTATTGTAATAATAGCAAGAAAGGATTACACCGTGAGAAAAGGCGAAATGTTAAACAAGATGCTGGTACTAGCTGCCAATCGTCACGCGGGACAGTTCGACAAAGGCGGAAATCCATATGTACTACATGTATTAAAAGTAATGTATTATCTTAAAAACACCGAAGATGAAGAGCTTCAGTGTATTGCGCTCGGGCACGACTTAGTTGAAGATACTGATACTACCTACACTGAGCTAAGAGAATTAGGATTTACCGAACGCGTAATTGAAGGTATTAGAGGAGTTACCAAAGTTCCCGGTGAATCATACGAGGAATATAAGGCTAAGGTTAAATCCAATCTTGACTGCCGAAAAGTTAAGATGTGTGATCTTCGCCATAATTCGGATATACGTCGACTGAAGGGTGTTACCGAAAAAGATATGGCCAGGATTGCTCGGTATCATCAATTTTTTGTTGAACTAACTGTTCTCGATAATGAATGACTGGTTGACTTATTCGTAAAAGATGCTATTATATAAGCTCAACCACAGGGAACTTCAAATGCCCGGGCTAACCAGAACACAGATGCAGGATATGTTTATCCAAATTTGTAAAGATTCGGGATATACGATGAAATTCACTGATGTTGCAATCATCCTCGCTAAGGTTGTTAAAATTTCAGCAGTTGAGATTTGGATGGCATTTCCGAGCATGAGCGTTATGGCAGAAATTGCTGTTGGTAAGCATCCTGCTTGCAAGCAAGCGAAATAAAATTTTCAGGCAAAATGCAAAAATAATGGTTGACTGAAATCTAAAATATGCTATTATAGCACACTGGAAACACAAACTTAACACTTAGGAGAAATGGAAACATGGCAAAGGCAAGTAATAAGATTGATACCACGAACACGGTTTCGCCCAGTCGTTTGAAATTGGCTATTCAGCACAGTTTGAATAGGAAGCGACCGTTGTTTGTTTGGGGACCTCCGGGTATTGGCAAGAGCGATATTGTCGCTGAAGTTGCTAAGTCGCAAGGGAGGCCGCTCATTGACATTCGACTTCCGTTGATGGAACCCACTGACATGCGTGGTATTCCTTATCTCGCAGACGTTAAGATCTACGACAAGAATGGGGAATTGGTCAAGGACGAGGTTGGCGTTCCGCTTACCGAGAAGATCTTTACTTGGAGCAATCCCAGCGATTTGCCCACAGATCCAAACAGTCGAGCATTGGTGTTTTTTGATGAGATGAGCGCGGCGCCTCCGAGTGTGCAGGTTGCTACGTATCAGATCATTTTGAATCGTCGAATTGGTAGCTATAGGCTGCCTAAGGACGTTGTGATCGTTGCGGCAGGTAACCGCGTAAAGGACAAAGGTGTCGCATACAACATGCCAATGCCGTTGGCCAATCGTTTCAGTCATTTGACCCTTGAGGTTAACGCCGAGGATTGGAAGGAATGGGCGCTGCTCAATCGTGTCCACAAGGACATTGTTGGATATATCAGCTTCCAACCAAATGACCTCTACAATTTCAATCCGAGCGGCGACACCTATGCGTTTGCTACTCCTCGTTCTTGGTACTTTGCTAGTGAGCTGCTAGTTGAGGCCCTCGATAGCGGTGACATTGTGGATACCAGTCTACCGGCAGATGTGCTCGGTGACTTGATCAAGGGCACAATCGGTGAAGGCCCAGGCATCAAGTTCATGACATATCGTGCGCAGGCTGCTAACTTGCCGCATGCTAAGGACGTCTTGAGCGGGAAGGTTACGAAGCTCAACAAGCCTCAGATCGACATCATGTATGCGCTTACTACAGCGTTGGCATATGAGTTGGTTGACAGCTCGCAGCGTGCAGTGAATGCTGCCAAGAATGGGGACTCGAAGTTGATGGACCTTTTCCACAAGGAAGTCGACTACTTCTACCGCTTCATGATGGATAACTTCGAGGACGAGCTTACAGTTATGGGCGCTAAGATCATCCTCGGAACGCACAAGCTTCCGATTAAGGCCAACAAGCTGAAGACTTGGAAGGAATTTTGCGATAGGTTTAACACGCTCATACCGGCAATGTAAGTCTTTAAAATCAAAGACTTACACAAACGCTAAACTTAAACCTTAAAGTGGGACATGAAGAGCAAGCTAACCAAAACAGCTTGCTCTTTATTTTTAACTAATATATAATATTATTATGTACACAGTTTATTTTACATTTTATCTTGGCGATAAATTACCACCTTATTATATAGGTAGTACTACCTTTACTAGATTAACTAAAGGATATCATGGATCTGTCAGATCAGCAAAATATGGTGAAATTTGGAAACAAGAAATAAAAGATCATCCAGAGCTATTTGTTACATTTCCAATACCTGATACAACCGCTGAAACAGTAAATGAAATTTTACTTCTTGAAATATTCTGGCAACAAAAATTTTGTGTTGTAGAAGATCCATTATTCATAAATCAATGCTATGCATTGGCTGGATTCTGCTCTACATCTGAAACAGCATTAAAAGCAGGGGAAACTCGAAAAAGAAATGGAACATCAATCCGTTCATTAGAATGTAGAGAGAAATCCAGGCTTGCTCAAATAGGTAAATCCCGCAAACCACATACAACCGCAACGAGGCTACAAATGAGTAAAACACGAACCGGCACAGTACATTCAAAAGAATGGAATGATAATATCAGTAAAGCTAATACTGGTAAAACAGCCTCCGAAGAAACAATTCAAAAATTAATACAATCGCATCTTGGTATTAAACCAACCCAGCAATCAATAGACAAACGAGCGGCCACAATAGAAGAGAATGGTGGTTATAATCATTCCGAAGAAACCAAAAATAAAATAGGTAAGGCCAATAAAGGTAAAAAGCTCGGACCTAGGTCACAAGATTTTAAAGACAATATTCAAAAGAAATTAACAGGTCGAACACGTAGCCCTGAAGCTACCAGAAAAATGCATGAAACTTATGCCCGTAAAAGAGCTGAGAAATTAGCTATAACGATAAATAATTAATGAGATTTTATGAATTTTCCCCACCTATTTCTGGATTACCATCTCCACAAGAATTATATGAACGAGCACAAATTCTTGTACAAAAAATGATAGAGAATGGAGATCTTGCAAAACTAACAAATGATAATATAAACGAATATGCAAAATATTACGTTAACAAATATGATACTGAGGAAATTAAATGAAGGAATTGACAACCGTAGTGTCATTTACTAAACCTGGTCCAGGATGGGTTAGAGTTACACCAGAAATATTATTACAGTTAGAAGAATCTAATAAAAGATTAGATGTAATAAAAAAGAAATTAGAACAATTTCAAAAAGAAATGTTAACTGAACTTAGTAAAAATAATGAGATTATATGAAATAGAAACCACTAATAGTGTTTGGTTACGTGTTCAAGAAATTAAATTTGATATCACTGAAGAATATAATTCAATTATAAATTTACTTGAATTTTTAATTCAACAACACTCACCATATAGAAATAAAACATGGTTACCAACTATAGAAGAATTCGAAGAAGAATTATTATCTAGATCTAATTTAGAATTTCCTGATTCATCAGATGAAGATGTTATTAAATTTAAACATATCGCTAATAATATGAAAAATAAAATTTCAAATCTTAAATCTAAATTAGTTTAAAATCATTTTTCTACAACAAAAGATTTAACATATTTATCTAAAATTTGATCACAATTATCATCGTTAATTAATTTCATGTCACCATTTTCTATCATTTTTTTAGTAGCTAATTGAGCCCAATCAAACAATTCTTCAACAGTTGGTAATTCTCGTTTACCCATAATTTCTGATAGTCTCATTAAATTATCTCCGATAATATAATATTTACTAAATTAATCGATTGACATATTTTGTACATATGCTAAAATGGTGCATCATAAAGAAAATGTAATGAGATTTAGTGAGATAGGATGTTAACAGTAGGTATAGCAGTAATAATGATATGATGAAATTGAAATTTACTTCTATTGTAGCAGGTATTACACTATTCATTGTAATAGTCGAAATCCTAATAGGATGGGGTTCGATCGTATATTTTACATATAAATCATATGAATAGTGCAAGGTCATTTTTGTGCATATGTTATTGATGAATCATCAAATAGAGAATATGATAATAATTGATGATATAAAATGGCTTATATTAGGTATCATATGTGGGTTAGATCTATTTCATCAAATCGTATACCATACTTTCTTTATTCACTTTACATGGTGATTGATATGTTTAACAAGTTCATTTATTATTGCGTTGTAGTTGTTGGAACAATGGCTGTCATAGCAACAGCTACAATTGTTTGGGTTATATTACTAGGTGATACTATAACGTGAGATTTGATTATGCTAGCACGTCTCAAATTTAAACTAGATAATCTAGTCAACGACATCTTGAGTCATATCCCTAATGACCTTATAATACATGGGACTATACTTGATCCAGCTATGGGTGGTGGTCAATTTGTTAAGGAAATAGAACGACGTAAACGAGCAGCTGGTAAAACAGATGAAGAAATACATAAGACAGTATTCGGGATTGAAGCTAATATACTCAGACGTAACTATGCTGTAAATAAACACAAATTAGTGGGTGATTATCAGGTAGGTAATGCACTAACAATGGATTTCAACGGAATGAAATTTGATGTAGTTATAGGTAATCCACCATATAAAAATGGTAATAATTCATCTTTTTATAAAAAGTTTATTAATCTTAGTATGAAAATTGCACCAATTGTTGCAATGATAGTCCCTAGTAGCAATTTTAGTAAAGTACAGTCTTTTAAAAATATATCTTATTATTCATATCAAGGTACAGTATTTCCAGGAATACAATTAGTTATTAGTTGGTTTATTTGGCAAAAAAATTATAATAGCCTATGTTATATGCATAAATCCAATACATCGGTACATTTTAATGATATCACTGTTACACCCACAAATGATTCAATCATATATAATTTAGTTAATAAAATATCTAAAAATGCTAATGGTTTTGATATCAATGGTGGAAAATTATTACGTAAACATGCTATGGTAGATTCTAATGGAATTTGGTGTATATGGTCAGGTGGTAAAGCTAATAAAGATTTTGATAAATGTAAAGTAAATATATCACAAAAATATTTATTAAATGGATTTGAGCAACATAAAGTTGTATTCAGCGAAATATCTACAGTTACTACTATAGGTCCTATAAAATATGCAGGTCCTGAATATGGATGTGCAAATAGTTCAAGATTTATTGTTGTAAAAAATGAAAAAGAAGCGAATAATATTATACAATATTTAAATTCTAAATTAATAAAAGCTATTATTCCTACTATTAAAGGTACAAGTGCTCATAATACAAAATCAGTATTTAAATATATACCATCTATAGATTTAAGTAAAGAATGGTCTGATGCTAAGTTGTATCAATATTTTAATTTAACGCCCGAAGAAATTGATCACATCGAAAAATAGGTAATTAGAATCCATGTGACGCATGATTATTTTTTGTGATTTTTTAGGTAAATAATAGCTTGACATATTTTGTGCATATGTTATAGTACTCATATAATAATTGAGGAGAATCTGAATGTTGAAGCGTGATGCGGTATCTACTAACATAGCAAAAGCCAGATTGAAGCTTTTGTTTTCGCAGGTTTTTTTCGGTACGTTAACTATGCAGCTCAAACTAGTTGATGCTACTGATGCAGGCTGGTGCCCAACTGCTGCTGTTGACGGACGCAATATTTACTATAACAGAGACTTCTTCAAAGATTTGGAAGTTGACGAACTTGTGTTCGTATTTTGTCATGAAGTTTTGCACGTTGCGCTCGATCACTTTGGTCGTCGTGCTCATCGTGATCCGGAATGGTGGAACATGGCGAATGACTATGTCATTAATGCAATGTTGATCAACGAGAAGATCGGCAAGATGCCCACTAAGAGCGTACCTGATCCAAATGCTAAAGCTGCTGGTGCAGAAACTTCTCAACGTGTTGGATTGTACGATCCGAAGTATTCAGGTTGGACGTCTGAAGCCGTTTACGATGACCTTGAGAAGCGTAAAGTCAAGAAGCAATTGACGTTGGACGTCCACATTGAAATGGGCGATGACGCAGGTGACAAGAAGGGTAAGAAGAGTGGCCAGGGCGTTCCAATTCAAGTTAGCGCCGAAGACCTCAAAAAGATCCGTGAAGGTGCCAAGAATATGGTTCTACAGGCTGCTCAAGCGGCTGCTGGTAAGATGCCTGCAAGTCTGAGGAGGTTAGTTGACGATTTAGTCGAGCCTCAGATCAATTGGCGCACTTTGCTCGAACAGAATATACAGAGCTGCATTACCGACGACTTTACTTGGACTCGTCCAAATCGTAGGCATATGTACAGTGGAATTTTCCTACCTACTTTAGATAAGGATGATACTATCGACCTTGAAATTGCAATTGACATGAGTGGATCTATTACAGATGCTATGGCTAAGGACTTTATTAGTGAAGTCCACGGGCTTATGGGTATGTATCATGGCTTCCGAATTGGTATCGTTTGTTTTGACACTCAGATATACAATTATCAAGAGTTCACAAAAGATTCTGAAGACGAACTGCTCAATTATGAATGCAAGGGTGGTGGTGGAACTGACTTCAATGCATTTTGGAATTACTGGATTGAGGAAGGTCTTGAGCCAAAGAAGGCAGTTATCTTCACTGACGGTTTTCCATGTGGTGATTGGGGTCCCGACAACTACGCTGATACTTTGTGGATTATCACAGAGGGCGCTAAGACGCGCGTTAAGCCTCCATTTGGTCAGTATGCGTATTATGACCATGGAGACGGCATCGACGAAGTAGATTCAGTCTAATTGAATCTACACGTCAATGGTTATTAATTTCATGGGATGGGACATGGCAAGACGTGTCTCATTCATGGCAATAGGTGAATATGATTGGATTGCTGTACTTATTAAATCCTTCTTAGAAATATACGATAAAGATGGATCTATGCTCTGTGCGCTGACTGCGACGGCGCGAATTAGTTCAACAAATACAAAAGTATTCGTTCAATGGTTAAAAGGCGAAGGATGGAGTATAGCATATTGGGATGTTGATTCATTTGTGACTGGGTCATTATGGGGAATCAGGATTAACGAAGACTGTCCAATGTTATTAGAACATAAGTTACGGGTAATGTAATGAGAATTAATTTCAATATGACAACTAGTAAATTGTTGGCTAGTTATCGTGCAGAAGATGTGCCAACTTGGCTAGCTAAACTGCTCAACAATTGGTTTGCCGCATATGACATTAATGATCAATGTCAATATGCATATAGAATAACATGGTCAAAAGAAGGTGCAATTCATTTTCATAAATGGCTTGAATTCGAAGGATTTCAAGTAAATTTTTGGGAAATGGACTTTAGAATAAATGATGATATAGCTGCATTTGGTATAGAATTTGTTGATTCATGTCCAAAATTTATAGAAGCTAAATTAAGCGCACCTTGCCGTATAACAGATAAATGATGCTCTTTGTATTTAGAATTGAGATAGAAGATGAGAATAAATCTAAGTAAACATGGTGCCAAAAATCGTAAGTTGAGAATTGTTAATGTTCTGATTAGAGAATTCTGTGAGGACAACGATATAAAGTATAGCACAATTTTAACTGACTACATTAGTACCCCTAATGGAACTAAAGCATTAGTAAATTGGGCAGAACCCAAGGGATATAAACTAACATATTGGTGCATGGCACCATTGAAGTTTGATTCTAATCTCGGTGGTAACAGACGAATTGAAACTACTTGGATTGGAGTTGGAATAGATCTAGATGAATCTAATGAAAAGATAGTTGAGCTCAAATTAAAGCAAAAATAAGGAAAAATAAATGACTGTACCAGGGGATTTTAAAGATCAATTAGTAGAGCTTACTGTAATGCTTACTGTTAAGGTAGCAGAACGTTTATCTGTATGGTCTAAAGATTTACAACCAAAAGATAAACAGAATATATTGCGGATGGTTGAGGATAATTTACCCACGGTAATATCAAACGCTATAGCCAAATCTCCCAGCTTGCATAGCGCAAGAGGCGTTCAATATTTGGAAGAGCATCTAGAAGACATGGCAGATTCTTGGGCACGTAAGTTTATCGGACGTGATTAATTCATGGGCGTCATCGTTCAGAATAATGAAATTGTTCACATAGCTATACATGGACAAAAAGAATCAGATATTTCGCGTAGAAACATGGGGTTAGAGATACTAAGGCAGTTACTTGATAATGATTATCCCGGAGCCGATTTAGCGTTTAAACAAAACAAGTATGGTGACGTGGTAGACATCACTATACAATTTCAAAACATAGAAGATGCTACACAATTTAAATTAACTTATATGTTAGCTAATGGGGTATAAAAATGAAAAAAATGGTTGACATTGCGGAGCTAGGACGTAAAATGATGGCGTACTCAGCTAATATTAATAATGATGCAGAGTTCAACAATTGGTGCAGGTTGGCACCAAAATTAATAGGTATGGGTACAGCAACTCATCCAAAAGGTATAGATGAGTTAACTGAGCTAGAATTGGTTATAGCGAATCGTGCGTTTGTAATCTTGGTTAGTCAAGGTGAAATTGTAATTAATTAATCTGGTGTTACATGGTAGAAGATCTGGTTAAATCAGCAAGAGGTAGTATAGCCAGACTTGGTGGTAGTGAGCTTCATGCTGTTAATAATGACGAATACATGAGCCAATTGTTTAAGGAAAAACAAAAACTCATGGCTGAGATGAATGTAGCCAAGAAAAAGGCTGCCGAAGAAGCCGCTAAGCCATACTTAGAGGCCATTGCAGAATTGGACCAAAGTTACGCCATGCTTCTGATTTTGACCGGCGATAACAAGGACTAAAATAGAACATTGGTTGACGCGATTACAATTCTATGCTAATTTTAGCATGAATTAAAGGAGTATGCAATAATGGCTAATGATAATATTAAAATTCCAGACCGCCATTATGTGGGGATGATGAAGAGAGAAGATGACCAATTGCCATTGGGATTCATTACTCCGTGGGGCGAGGATTCTGCCGCCGCAAAGCGTATGGCGACGGTTGATTCGTGGGCTGGTTACAATAGCAGTAACCAAGGGCATTATCAAAAGAGCATCAAGCCAATCGTTATCGAAAACACTCCGTTGGTTGGGTTCAAGCTTTCGGGCAGTATTCGAACTTCTAACTATGGTGGCGATAACAAATGGCGCATTATTGACCCTCGTGGGTTTGAATTGGAAGTTACGAGCGGCAACCTCGCTAAGCTGCTCAGCGTTAGCGTGTTTGACCAGGGCGAGATTATGGACCAATGCGTTTGGGGTAGACAGGGTGCTAACAACATTTTGCTGAGCATATCAACCGACGAATACAAGCAAGCAACTGAAAATACAAAAGTTTCCAAGGAGCGTGCTACTTGGTCCGACGTTAAGTTAGGTGATATTGTTGTATTACAGAACAACGTCCGTGGAGTTTACCTCGGTAGGCAGTTCATGTTTTACAAGGACTACAATAGGTCAGAAGTGAGTGGTGCTGGCGACAATGAGTTTACTTCTAGCAGCAAATCTGTGTATGTGATCCATAATCCGGATCACAGATTGTACGACTATACCCAAGAACTGCATTTGCTGGCTAGTCCAAAACTCAGCAGCATTGTTAAGGCTGAGAAAGAACTGCCATCGGCTGAGGCCGAATTGTTAGCTAACGAAATCTTGCACGATGAGCGTACTCAACTAACTAGGTCAGGTTATAAGACTGTCGTTGCGTTGACGTTTAACAGTATCAACCCTACTAAGGATTACATCCTAACTAAGGTTGCAAAGAATATTGCAAGTTCCGACGACCTAACTCTTCAGATTAAATATCCCAAGGAAGATGCAATATTTGTCGAAATCAATGGAAATTATTATGCTGGCATTAGTAACCATTATAGCCAAAAGTTCCAGGCTTCATTATACAGTGTTGAT